CAGAGCAGATATAACTTTTACCGGATCCACTTTCGCCAGCGAATACAGTAACTTTGCCCAGAGGAACACCTTTATTAAAGTCACCGCTAATAAGATAATTAAGTGCGTAATTTCCTGTGCTGACCCAATCTGTCGGGTCATTAAATCCAATGCTCAATCCTTCAATACTTTTTGTAATTTCTTTGCGAAATTTACTTACATCAAATGGTTTAACCAATTTTATCTCCAATATGTCGTGCTAACATTTTATCACTAAATGATACTTTATCAAGATAATCGGGACATTGATCCGCAATTTTCTCTAACTCATAATCATTAGGATAGTGACGTAGAACACCTCGTGCCCGTTCTCTAACAATGCTAGGAACTCTAGGGGTCTTGCCCGGGTCACATAGTTCTTCCAATAGTTTCTTTCCGAGCTTCATAGCACGGAATCTCTCATCCGGTAGTGTCATAATATTCTCCTAATGTAGAAAGGGGAACTAGTCCCCTTTCTATCAAGATGTTTTTCTAGCACGAATCATTGCTAGAATATCTTGTGCCTTGTCGCTTGAAGGAGCTGTTTTAGGAACAACTACAGGTGATGCAGATGTTTCGGCTTCATCTACGTCAAACGGTGGTTCAGACTCTGCTACGGGTGCTGTTGCGGATGCAGCCACGGTCGGTGCTGCTGATGTTGTAGCCGCGGTTGCGCCTGCAGGTACTTCAAGACCGTATGGACGATAGTATGCTCCCCACTTGTCAGGATCATATGGTTTACCATCAACACTTGCCTCAAACATTTCTTTGATAACACGTAGTTCTGCTTCGCTAGGCTTCTTGGGCAAGAAGTCTACCAAATTATACAGACCATGTGCGTCAATAGCCGCTTGCTCTGCTTCTGTTAATGCAGATTCCTTACGTGCCCAGTTACTGGTGCTGTAATCTGCGTAACCGCCTTTGCTAGTTTTCTTGATGTTGAAATCAAGACCACGCATATAGTCGGTTGGTAGTTCTTCCATTTCAGGATCCATCAAACTGGACTTGATAATTGTGAAGATTTGTGGGCTAATAACAAATCTACGAATAGGATTCGCAGGAGTCTTGTCATCGCCTAGTGGGTTCTGACGAACAAATCCTTGGAATAGATAACTACGCTTCTTCCAATACTTGTTTGCCATTTCTTTTAGTGATTCATCTTTGTACCATGGACGAACTTCTGCCAAGATAGGGCAGTTGTCACCATACATTTCAACACAAGGAACTTGTACTTGAATTTGTTTTACGTTTGAATCACCCTTGATACCATTGAATGGTAGTTTGATGATTTGACGCTCTACCCAGAAGAAAGTATTCTTGGAATCTGCGTCTGGTAGGAATCGCACAGTAGCGATAGTACCTTCGTCCATATTCCAGTGGGGGTAGATTGCGTTATCAGATTGCTGGGTAGAACCAGTCTGTTTGTTTTCTTGTGCCGCGATGCGGGCACGGATCTCTGCTAGACTTGCCATTGTTTTCTCCTTAATAAAAATGTGCCTAAATTGAGCCTAAATATGCCTAAATGTCGTTGTCAGGAGACAACTAACATGTATAGATTGTATTACTACTTTCTAAGCATGTCAATAGTATTTATCCCTAATTAGGGAAAACGCAATTTTATTTGGAGTTTTTGATGTAATCTAAACCGATAATTTTATCTAGTTCTGCTTCATATGCTTCGGTGAGACCATTGAACAAGCTTCTTTGAACTTGTCGTCCACCCTCTTTACGCATTTTGTTTTTGATGAAATCTAAAAACTTATTCATAGTTTCTATATTAATTTCATCATAGTGATACAAGTAAGGCAAGTAGTCAGCGATAACCTCTTTGACTTGCTCTGGATCATATTTGGTTTCTAGTTCGGGATAGCGGTTAAAGAACATGCGTAATATAACCGGCATATTTTTAGTAGCCCAATCTAAGAACTCAGGATCATCATATTGCCTTAAGTCTTCTGTTAGGTCCTGTTGTGTGAATGGATCATCTTCTGGTTTAGATGTATTTTGAGCAGTCATGCCATAGCTTCGTTGTATTTCGGAACTTTTTTCTAAATCAGTCAAATCTTTTTTCTTTCGTTTTGCGGCGGTTGCTGCCTTTGTTGCAGGTGCAGCAGTAGGTGATGCTGCACCCATTGCTTGTTTAAAATCTCTATCCATGTCGAAATTAACGTCAGCCTTTGGTTTGTCTCCCTTTTGCATAGCCGCTTTTCTTAACATAGGTGATAATAAATCTATCTCTTGTATTCTTAACTCAGCGTCTTGTTTTAATGCGTCAACTTCTGCTTTAGTTTGTGCTACTTCATCTTTGGCACTGTCCATGTAATTTCTAAAGTTTTCAATATCGTCTTTGTACTTATTGACGATTTCAGAATACTTTTTCATTTCTTCGCCATGTGACTTTGTTTGTGCTGTAATCTCTCCGCCCTTTTTAGCGATGTACTTTCTAAATCTTGCTTCTTTAGCGTCAAGCGATGCTTGTGTTTGGTCTAGTCTACCCATGACTTGATTGAATAATTTGTCATCTATGTCTTGGCGTTGACCCAATGCAGCTAATGCTGTTTGTACTTTCTGAACTTCTTCATCACCTGCGTTAGATTTAATTGCATTGACTTTATTAGCAAGTTCTTGGTATTTCTTATCGTCCATACCAGGCTTGCCTTTAAGTTTTTCAACATCACTTAGCATAGCTTGTAGCTTATCTGAACTTGCTTTTACTAATTGTTGTTGCAACTCACCCGCAGGTTTTAGTTTAGAACTTAGGTCTTTTAATCTTGCTACTTCTTGGTCTGTTTGTGCAGCCTGACGTTCATGGTCAGTCAATTCTTGACCTAAATCTCTCAAACTTCTACGCAACTTTTCGTTCTCACGTTTTTGTGTGTTGATTAGTTTGTTCTGTTCAAAGTCCATTTTTTCAGAACTTTGTATCTTGTCAGCAACATACATTTGTAGTGCTTGTTCAGGACTACGATCCGGGAACTTTCTGCTGGCTTGATATTGTATGTCTTGGTCTCTACCCAATGGTCTATCTTGAATTGCTTCGTTAGCAATAACTTTATCAGCCCAAGACTCTAACAGTTTAATTTCTTTCATTTTATAGTCCTGACAATTTTTTAATTCTTTGCAGTACTTCACTCTCACCAACTAATTTTCCACGTAGACCATGTTGGGTCTGTGGTTTGTTACCTAACACAGGACCTGTCTTCACAGTTTCTTTGTCAAAATAGTCACCGGGTTCACCTGCGGGACCTGCTTCATTTGTAAGTGCATCTTCTATATCGCTACCGATACTTGCACCAGACATTGCACCTGACGGGGATTTAGTTAACGCTGCACCAATAGTTCCGCCTGCTAGTGCGCCGCCCAAACCTTCATCAGTTTTTTCTTCTTTATCTTTAGCCAAAGCAGCATGTAATCTACGTGCCAATGATGATATATCTACTGGTTTCTTTTTAGCTTTTTCACCTACACGTTTTACCATTGAATCGAATTCTTCTGGGTCATAACGACCTGCAATTTTTTCATCCGATGGTTGTGTGTTGCCTTCAATTACGTTATCTGCCCATTCTTCAAGTTCATCAACTTGTTTTAACTTAGTCTCGCTGATATTCTTGCTCAACTTACTTAATATGGGCATTACTGATTCGATTCTAGGATCCAGAGAAGATTGTGTAAACATAGATCCTAAGTCTTCATTAACTTCATCTTCTATCAACGTAGGAGTGAAGTTTTCAAAATATGTATTATATCCTTTTTTGCCCGTAAGCTTGTGCAGTGTTTCACGTAATTTTACATAATGATTTACACCTTCTGACACTAATGCTTGTGCAGATTCATTAAACTGATTGTTGCGGGTAGCACGAACGAACCCTGCCATCTTACTATATTCTTCACATAACTTAGAAATATGATCCCAACGCTCATCGTATGGCTTACCACCTTCGGCGATATGTCTAGCATAAATTCTAGCTAAGCCTGGTCTATTTGTAGGAGCTAAAATTCTTTCCCCTACTGCATTCTCGATAAAAATCTTGTCGATATTACGGAATCTCTGTTCACCTTCTTCTATGTTTCTGGTGTGCTTAATAATCATTTTAGTAGTGGGAACGCTATCATTGTAGCTGGACTTTTTGCCCATTGGGTGATAACCTTCGTCTAATTTCTTCGTGTGATCCCTTTTAGCCATATCGTATTTCAATCTGTCTATGTTCTTTACTTCAAAACTAAGCTGATGTTTTTGTGCAAAACGTTTAAATTGTTTTAATAAACTGTACCAAGATTCTCCGTCCCCACCGTCGTCCTTAGGACTATTTGCAATAGTGTCACCAAAATATATTACTAGTTTATGCAAACCATCAATGCTGATAGTAGCTGTTCCGTAGTTTTCTCCATCTTTTTCGA